TTCTGAACACGTATCTCTGCTTCTATTTTAAGTAACTCTTCCCAATGAGAAGGTCCATACACTACAGAAATAAAATCTTTAAGTTCGGCTCTCATTGAGTCACGTTTTTTCTTAGCAGCAAATATTTCCATTGCCTCTGACTCAACACCACCACCTAATATTTTAAAAACACTGGGTTTTTGATTACGTTTATCTACAAAGTCTATGTCTGACATTGCACCTGCCCACTGAGACAGTTGACCACCCATGTCCTGTAAGTCTTTGCCTACCTGTATGCCTTTTTTAAGTGCATTAAATGCTGCTGTTGCACCTGCGATAGCAGTAATGGGATCAATCATACGCAGTGCCTCTTATAGTATTACTCTTCGTTAGCCATCTTTTCTACAGACAGACGAATAGCTTTTATGTTTTCATCTATTCTAGCCATAGATACAGCCTGTCCATGCACTGCATCCTCCATACGGCCTAACCTTTGTTGTACCTCTACAATCTTAGAGGCATTAACTTCAATGTCAGAGGTCATTGTACTTACAGTCCAAACGATAGCAGCACCCTGCACAAATAAACCAAAAATTAATGTTAGTGGTACAGACTTGCTCATGTGCCAATTATCGTTAGACATTACTTTTATCCTCTATCTGTGGTGTGTTAGCTAGTGATGTAGGATCAAATACATCAAAGCCTCTACTGTTAGCAAATGCTGCAGGACACCCTGCCCATTTATCTGCACAACCCTCAAGCCACTGTACTGTGTGATGATGCTCTGGGGATTTGCCTTGTTTAACTAATTCATTCTCCCAATTAAGATATGAGAATACTTCTGCTTGAGCTTGGGCTGCATTGATACCTAAATCAAATAAGTAGATCATGTTACCTTCGTCAATTACACCTTGCCTTGGTCTTGCACTATTTAGTGCTTGCTTCATGCAAGTCATAATGTGGTAACGTGCTTCCTCTAGTTCGTAGTCTTTCTCACTTAGTTCTTCTTTACCTATCTTCTTCATCAAGTTGTCATACTGATTAGTAAAGAAGTTCATCTTACGTACAGCACCCTGTACTGCATTACGTGTTCCTTCTAAGTGACCTTGTATCTCTAGTATCTCTATTTCTAGTAACTCACGAGCAAGAGGTTCACGACAGTCAATCAGTTTAGCTTGCTTCTTCTTTAGCTTTACTTCTTTCTTACGTAGGTTTATGTAAGCTTCCTGTAGAGCACTACGTGTTTTGTCTATCTCAGCTAGTGTGTGCTTGATGCTACGTATGGGTGTGATAGCTGTTACGTCTAGTGTAACTCCCATAAACTGACTGTGTGACTTGTGAAAGTTGCTGGTGGCCTGTGTGACTGCTGGCATCTTCTCAGCAATGTTAGTAAGCATAGACTTGTACTCAGGGGCAGCAGTAGGTAGTGCTTCGTTTAATGTAGTAGTAATAGCTAATTCTGTAGACATTTATTGTAACTCCGTTTCTTTTTGTTTTTATTGAGTTATATCATATTTTAATAAAAATAGCAATATTTAACTTACTATCTTTTGCGATCCTGCAGATTTTATAGTAAACCATTTACCTTTAATTTCTTCTACACCTAAAACTTCTCCTGTTCCAACACCTTCTAATACAGGATCAATTTTCTCTGCTGCAAGCCATTCCTCTGTTAGCTTACCTTGTTCAGGAACATTGTGTGGCCTACGTTTTCTGTTTCTAAAACGAAACTCTGTTTCTGTAACTAGTTCACCTGTTTCTCTGTATCTAAGTAATCCCATTTGTTCCTCTAAGCTATAGCATAAAATATATAGTCACCATCAGTAAAGTCACCTGAGATTTGAAACCCTGATGCTAGTGGGTCTATGTAATCTGTGTTAGTGACCTGTGCTGCATTTGTATTAAATAGTAGATAAGGATCATTTCCTGAAACTATACCTCTGACACTATCCCAAAAATACCAATCTCCCTCATCATCATGTCGCCTAAGGAATACAAATCTAGCACCTGCTGAAAACCCACAGTCTACATCTGTTGAACTACCTGAGTGTGTTACTGATCCTACTTTAGATACACCTGCTAGTGTGGCGAAGAGGAAGGCCACATAAGTATAACCACTATTATTTACACTATTATCTGCACCAACTGTAAACACACTAGAAGTAGGTGCAGTGTCATTAAAAATAGTATCATCATCAGATTTAGCAGTAACATCATCTAGAAATAGTGAATGTGTCTCACCTATACCTGTATGATAAACTCTCCAAGTAACAGCATTGCTTCTAGACTTGATCCACATCATTTCTGGTGCAACACCTAAACTATGAGCTTCTGTTTTAGCAGAACCTGTGCCAGTGTAAGCAACTACATCAAAATAAGATTTTGCCCTTTTCCACATCCAACAGTATTGGTTTGCGTTTGCGCCGTCAAAATTAAAGAAACCATCGTTGTGTCCAAAATTTACTGTTTGGTCAGAAGTATTTTCAGCATTGTTGTTTTGAGAGTTAAGTATGCCATCTGAGATTAATCTTGTATTAAATTGATTAATATCTCCACCGTTTATAGTTCTTCCACCAATAACAAAATCCACAGGAAAACCACTTGTAAAGCCTGGAATTGTATCCGTTCTAGGGGCAACAGCAAACACCTCAGTAGCATCTGTATGGGTTTTCATGTTAGGTCTTCTGATTGCTACGTAAATGTAGGTTTCAGTGTTGCCATTGACTATAGTTGCACTGTTTGTAACATTAAAACCTTCTGCATTAAAATCAATCATATCTACAGAATGTGTGGCTCTAGGAGTTTCTGTGTCGTTATTCTGTGCGCCTATCCTTTGATCTACTCCACCTGTGACTACACCTCTCATAGAATCAACAATACTCCAATCACTTGTCCTAGTAGATGCTTTAGTTAATAGCCATTGAGGTTCCCATCCTAAGTCAATACTAGGGCCAGTAGCATTACCATTACCTGTGTAACTACCACACTGAATCATAGAGTCTGACCCTGTTTCATGGGCAAAAACATAAGCTACATAGCTTTCACCATCAGCATTAACTGCATGGTCTGTACCTACAGTAAATACACTTGTAGTAGGGGCAGTATCATTCCACCAATCAGCACTGTCTGCAGTTGCAACATTTGTGTTTAATATTAAATAGTCTGTTTGTGGTGCAGCAGTATTTGCTCTATGATAAACTGCCCAGTTATCTCCAACATCTCTGTTTTTTATAAGCATCATACCAACAGTGCCGCCTAGTGAGTGAGCTACAGTACGAGCAGAACCTGTGCCTTCATATGTAACTATATCAAAAAAGTTAGGGGCTTTTTTAAATGTCCAAGCTACATAAGATTCAGCATCAGTGTTTACTTGTACATCATCACCTAAAGCAAACCCTGTACTAGAAAATGCTGTAATTGTATCTGCATCAGTAGCCTCTGCTGCAGGTGCATGAGGCGCACCATTGCCATCTGAATGTAATATTTTAGTAGCACCTCTCACAGTATCAGTAAGTATATGTCTATCTGTTGCATCTCTATTTTTTATCCAAACAAGACTAGATTTATTAGCTGAGTCTATTCCAGTAGTAATTGTTTGAGTGCTGCCATTACCTTCATACAAAAACGTACTAAAGTTATTCTCAATAAATTGATCTGGATTAGGTACACCAGCTTCAGGCCATACACTACCACGTCTAGCTTCTAGTTGATCTTGAACAGACCACACACCAGATGCTACCCCTGCCTCATGGTTCTCAGTAGGCTCTACTAGTGTAGGTGTAATCATGCTTTTAAGGTATCGTGTTTGTGACATTACTGTAGTCCTCCGTGTGCAGAACTAAGTCCGTCATTTTGGCTATCTGCTGCTGCTACTAAATCACCAAAGTCAGCAGCATTACCTGCACTAGCTATTGTTACAAACTCAATTACTGAAGTTGTAGCACTTTCTGAACCACCAGCAGCTATCCCACGGGTTGCATTAGAAGTACAACCAAGTCTACGTCTAGCTCCTGTAAGATCACCAAAGTCAGTAATATTACCAGTAGTATCTGTAGTAACAAACTCTATTTTATTTACTACTCCACTTTCATAACCACCAGCAAAAAGAGTTCTAGTTGCATTAGAAAGGGCAGCAAGCTGTTGTCTAGTAGCCCCTAAGTCTCCAAAGTCTGTAGCATTGCCTGTAGATGCAATAGTAAAATATTGAATACGATTGGCACGGCTACCACCTTCAAGCCCACCACCAACAACCATACGAACATCACTTCCAGCCCCTGCTGGAGAAGTATTTACGGCAGCAAGATTACCAAAGTCCGTAGCATCCCCTGCAGAAGCTATAGTTACATAATCTACTACGTCTGATTGACTACCTGTATCACCGCCAGCAGCTAAACCTCTAGTAGCACTTGAGTGTCCTGCTGTTTCTTCTCTTGCTACACTTAAATCACCAAAGTCTGTGGCATTACCCTTAGTTAAAAAGGTAATAAAATCTATTACGTTTACTGGGCCACCATTACCACCAGCAATAATGCCTCTTGTTGTACTGCCAAAACCAGCCCCATTTCCCCTTTGATCTGTGAAGTCACCAAAATCTACTGAGTTACCTGCTGTAGCTACACTAAAAGTTTGCATACCACTGGCACTACTAATAATAGCAATACCATTTGTGGTAGCAGTAAAAGGACTTATATTATCTGAAGCCCAATCTGCTGCATACTGATACTGTGTTGAGAGGCTCCATACGCCATTATAGTTGGGCATTATGCAATACCTCCATGACTACTTGAACACCCTGCGAAAAAATGATTAGTAGCACCTAAATCTCCAAAATCAGAAAAGTTTCCTGTTGTAGCTATTGTAATCTGACTTATATCATTTCTAGCACTACCACCTGCAAATAAACCTTTTGTTTTATTAGAGACTGTTGCAGGTGCAGCCGTAGGACGATTACAATCACCAAAGTCTGTAGTATTGCCTGTTGAAGCTATTGTAATATATTGTAAATTACCTGTATCTCCTGCGTTATCACCTCCACCTCCAAACACACCTCTAGTACTAGATGCAACTCCACCCATTAGTTGTAGTCCTGTATTTAAATCACCAAAGTCTGAAGCATTGCCAGTGCTGCCAATAGTAATATAGTCAATAATATCTGAATATCCACCACCACCAGCAACAACCCCACGTGTGGTAGAAGCTAATCCTGTTCGTTGTGGTTTAGTTAATGTACTATTTCCAAAATCTGTAGCATTACCAGCACTAGCTATGGTTATGTAATCCATTTCATTACTAGCGCCATTACTACGTGACCCACATACAATTACACCTCTAGTCGCATTAGAAAGACCTGTACAACTGCTTCTAGCAGTAACCATATCTCCAAAGTCTGTTGCATTTCCTGCAGATGCAATAGTCATATATTCTATAGTATTTTGCTGAGTTGAACTGGCATTACTTCCGCCTGAACTTATACCTCTAGTACTAGATGCACAACCAGCGTTAGAATGTACGACAGCAGTAAGATCGCCAAAGTCTGAAGCATTACCTGCTGTTTCTATTACAATAGATTCAATAACATTAGTATAATCGCCCCCAGCAGATGATGAAGCACCTCCAAAAAATAAAGCATTAGGAGCAGCAGGAGTAAAACTAGCACTAGCATCACTAGGAGCAGATGTGCCGTAAGCGTTGATAGCCCACACTTTAACTGTAGCTGCAGTATCATTAGTAAGACTACTTACAACAATAGGTGAAGATGTACCTGTATTAGAACCTGCACTGTAGGCTGTATCATCTGTACTAACTTGTGCAACAAAACCTGTGATAGCACTAGTACCTACATCAGTAGGAGCAGTAAATGCTACACTGACTGAAGCATTACCAGCTGTAGGTGTAACACCTGTTGGTGGATCAGGTGCATCTAATCCATCAGTACCAATAAAGCCACCGTTACGTCTTACCATTGTTATGCATCATCCATAAGTTCAAAGCTACACAAGTATGTTAAATCACT